TCATACTGCTTTTTTACCAACAACGATCCACTCTTTACCGCGATCATCATTGTATCTGTCAGTCATTTTCATTGTTTTGTGGCCCAATAGTTTCTGGGTGTCTATCCCTTGCTCACGATACAAGCGCTCGGAAAGAGATCTCTGTTCATGGAAAGTCGGTGCTGTTCCCTCTTCCCAGGTGAGACCGCTTTTATCCCGTGCTTTCTTGAACGTTGAAGTAAGTGTTTTGGCTGACACTTGGTCACCACGACTAGCCTGTGAGGTGCTATGGCGAAAATGAACAAGGTATTTACTCACCACAGCATCTCTACATTTTGAAATAACATCACTCAGAGTAATATTTAACGCTTCATTTCTGAGAGAAAGGGGAATGGCTAAACGAGTTCCTGTTTTCTCCTGCTCAATATGCAGCATATCATCCCATACATCCGAAAACTTCATATTGCAAATATCTCCAAGGCGTTGCCCTGTTACAATGGCAAGCAACATTCCACATTGCAAATAAGGTTGTTGTTGTTCGGCAGATGTATAAATAGCCTCCCATTCCTCCAGAGATAGCCTTTGTCTGCTTATCTTATTTCGTGGCTGTTTCGTTGCTTGGGCAGGGTTGTATCCTGGTGGAACGTGACCAGCATGTTGAGCCTCTTTAAAAACATCTATTAGTACCATGCGTACAACTTGAGCCATCCTGTTATGACCCTCTGCCTTAACAGCATCTGTTATTTCGGAAATATCAAGTGCTGTTATATCCTTAAGATATTGCATACCACAATGTTCACGAAAAAGACGGATTGGTTTAGCTTTCTGTCGAAAAGAGTTTGGGCGCAGTTCGTTGTGTTTCAATCTTTCCTCCTGCACCAATTCATATTTGTCGAGCCATGAAGAAACTGTAATATCCGTGCGGTTTCCTTTCATGCGTGCCAGACGCTCGTTAATACCAAGGATCTGCCTGGTGCGCTGCTCTGCAATAATCGTATTTGCTTCACTTGCCACCTGCTTTGCTTCAGCTTCGTCCGTGCCTAGGCTATGAAAACGACCAGAGATAGGGTGTTTGTATTGCCAGTAAACCTTTCCGGTACGTTTATCAAGTTTGCAATATAGGTTTGGAATAGTGATTTTATGGGTACGCGGTCTAGCTGCCATCGCTAATTATCCGTCTCAGTTTTGGGTTAACATGTATTGGAAGTTGAGGTTCAGCAACTACACCTATAAAACGAGCTTCTTTGTCAACCATCCAGCGCCGTCCGACTCTCATCGGTGGTGGCGCTATCATCTGACCTTTAGCGTATTTTTTTAATACTCGCTCGCTAGGGGCTTCACTGCCGAATTCATCTTTCGCCCATTCGAGTAAAGAGACCATACGTGACATTTCTTCTCCATATACCGGCTGCACCCGGTTATCGAACGTTATAAGCACATGACGAGCAACCACCACGGATCCCGTCATTACATCTTCTGCATAGCTGGTGGTCTCGATCATCCTTATCTGTTTCGTAAATCTTCAGTTTGGCAATCACCGTTTTAGATACTGGTAGAATCTGTTTGCGAAGGTTTGCAACTTCATCGGCTAATTCCATAAGACGGCAATGAAGGTCCTTTGCTTCATCCTTATACCAAGCTAATCATCCCGCATACGCCTCCATCGCCGGCGCTTTAATTTACTTGGCATCAGTCATCATCCTCATCCTCGTCGTCATCACAGGATGCGAGCAGTGGATTCATTCGCCTCCCCACCTGACTGGCGTAGCCGCGGCGACCGAGGTTGTGTAGCACGCTGTAGATTTCGAACATTTCGGTTCGCTCATCACCAATATCAAGCTCACAGGCCAGCGTGTGGCATTCAGTAGCGAGCGCTAATATCTTCTCAAGCAGTTCAGCCTTATTCACCTTTCACCTCCCTTGGTGTGGCTGAGAAATGCTCAACGCCTTTAGCCCAGATTTCTTTGATAGTCGTCCAGGTGACAGGTACCGTGATTTCAATTCTCCCGCTGCCGTCACAGGTTTCACATTCATCATCACCAAAGCATTCCGGGCAGTTTACGAACTTTGTTTCTGAAAACTCACCGGATAGCGCCCCCTTTGCACCGTTCTCAGCAGTTAACCTCATCGGTACCATCACGTAACCATCAGGCACTACCGGCGCTGGCTGATCCATTCCCACCAAAACAGCTTCAACTCGGTCAAATACCGCCTGCATGTCAGAGACATTAGTCATGCCGGTTGGTGTGAATATATGGCGCATGGTGGCATCACCGATGTTGTATTTTTCAGGCGCTGGCTGCGCGTGGCGATAGAGCGGCAGTACAGCCACATCACCATCTGTTGCGACAAATTCTGCCCGGCATTTATCGTTTGTGACATGCCATTGCTCACGATAGTGCCATGTCCACGCCACCGGCTCGCTGTCCATTGCGGCCAGCGCTATACGAGCCAGCTCCTCGGCCTCCTCAGCTGGCAGCATTACGTTGCTTCCGGCGCCGTAGGTTTCACGCCATGATTTAATTTTTTCTAGGCGCACTCTGTTTAACTGGTTATTGGTCATTGGTTGGCTCCCCGAAATAAAATTGCCTGCTGAAAACCGATTAAGAACCACAGCCCATCTGCGCGCTGGCTCATTTCGTACCAGTCCTCTTTGTTGAGGTCTGAAACGAGGTTGTCACCACAAATGCAAATATCGGCACCGCGTGGTTCTGAGTCGTATATGGCACCTGGAGTAAACCAGTCAGGTTTGGTCGAGCTAACGCAAAGCATTCTTGCAACAGCCATCTACTCAGCCTCCCACTTGATGCCCTTCGCGGTCAGCTCAGCCTTAACGTCTTGGCTATAGTTAAAAACTCCATCAGACCATACGTATCTGTCTCCAGACACAACCTGCCGCAAGTCGGGCAGCTTCACGGTGACGGAGCGGGACTCCAGCTCGGCCAGCTGGCGCTCAGCCAATTCCGCGCGAGCATCAAGCGTCACGTTAGCGGCACAGAGTTTTTGCTCTGCTTCTTCCAGCTCGGCGATGCGTTTCTCGGCTGCTCTACGCTTGCGGAACTGCGCTTTACGGCTTGCTTTAAGGTTATGCTTAGCCAGTTCAGCCATGTAGAGTTGGTGCTCTGCGTTAGCCAAGCGCTGGCGAACTTCATCATTCTCCAGTTCATCAATCCGATGCTGCGCCTTCTCCAGCGCCTCTACTAGCTCAGCGCTTTGCGCTTTAACTGCACGCCAGGCCATTTCCGTTGAGGAATAAAAATAACCGCAGTCGCCATAAGCGAGGCTGAGTTGCTGACTGCGGGCCCAATATTCGAATTTCTCTCTCTGCGCCAGTTCGGTGATATCAGTCATGCTGCATCCTCCAGACCGATTAGCTCGGCAATCTGCGCCAGCGTGTCTTCGCTTTCTCCAACCGGCTTATCCATCCAGTCAAACGAAACCAGACCGCCTTCTTCAATTACGCCGATGTTGAAGTCGTCGCTATCTACAGTACGAAAACCGTGTGATATGGCTCCATTGCGGGTCTCGTAGTGGATGAGGTCGGATGAATATTCGATACCGTGCCCACCTTCGTTACACCAGGCTCGCCGGATAATTACGATGAATGACTTGCTCATGCTGCACGTTCCTGTTTTGGCATCAGCGCATCGCGGACGCTCTGGCGGTAGTAGTGGTGAAAGGCGAAAGTCAGACCGAGTTTTGTAGCGCTCTGGTTCTTTTCGCTCAGCAGGCCAAGGCGCACACAGATAGTTGTTGCCGTCCAGCCCGAGTGATAACCCGAAGCGCGCTTGAGCACTGTTTCTGCCAGAATAGTGCGGAAGTCGGTACGCCCGAAGTTGGTGCCCTCGAAGGCTTCATTCACGACCTCATCGGTCAGATGTGAATCGTCGATGATGCTCATGCTGTCCACCATTCAATAAACATGCAGATACCAACGGTTACTACGGCAATCAGCACCCAGCAGATCACATCCAGAATGGCGGCGAACCGACGGAGGGTGTATTTGCTGTAATTCTCAGGATCAATATTCATACCTCCTCCCCAAGCACCCAGCGCAGAGCCTCGGCATATTCGCCGCTGGCATCTTCGAGGGCTTTTGTAATTTCCTTGCGTGATTTGATACGCGGCTTTGCTTCACCAAGAACCTGGCGCTGTCGCCGGGCTTTTTCATGGCCCGTGGTGCCGGCGGTCGCTGTCTCGATCTGCTTGACCTTCTCCCGTTGCTCTTCGGGTTTAAGCGATGCCAACTGACGCGCCTGGGTAACGGTGACCGTTCCGGACTCCACTGCATCGCGAACAGCTTGGGTGGCATCCAGCAGTGACAGAGTTGCGCGTACGGTCTGGACACTCACGCCAAACATCAGCGCTAAATCATCCTCATCGTGCCCGCGCTCCAGCGCATCAGCCATTTTCTTTGCTCGGCCTAGCGGCGTATCTGCCTGGCGGATTTCGTTAGCACTTACCATCGCCTGCGCCATGCGAATGGCAGAGCCACGTTTAGGGACCCCGGGAACCAGTAACGGTTCTTTTCCTGCTTTCGACAGCCGCTTGTTAGCTTCCAGTGTATGGCGTACACGCTGGCGACCATCAACTACACAAGACAGCCCTGTCTCCGGGTCTTTCCAGACGATAATCGGCTCAAGAACGCCCTGGTCCATGATGTTCAGCACCATTGCCTCGCTGATAGGCAGGTGGATACGTTCATCGTAAAGCGGGTGCGTTTTGTCGGTAACCAGGTGCAGTTTTTCAGGTTCAAACGCTAATACGTTCGTTTTGCCACTGGCGCCGTATACAAGCTTTGAGTCTTTAGCCATAGTTTTTCACCCCATTCAGGCCTGCCAACACTGCAGCCGGCGCTGTGTTTTGGTCCATTGCTTCGGTAAGGGCGATGAACGTTACATCCAGCCGTGAAGCGATATTGCGCATTAACTCTGCTTTTTCCGGTGGTAGATCGGGGGCCGCAGCGTAAGCTGCAGCGACCAGTTCTTTAACTTTCATATGTGCCATTAGCGCCGCTCCATCAGCTGGTGGAAGCGGTTCATGAACATCCCGTAAGCCTGGCCTGGGCGAACCGGATTAATAACGAATTGATCCGTCGGAATAATGCCTTCGAGCATGGGCCAGACAGTACCGTCGTCGATCTCAAAGTCACGACGTTCGCTGGCCAACATCACCAGGTCGGCATATTTGACGGTCTGGTGCTGCTCAGCCGGCAGCCCGAATTTCTGACGTATTGCAGCATCAACCCGAGTCTCCATTGCGCGATAGTCAGGTAAGAGGCGCTTAAGCGGAGCCGGAATATCCTGAAGGTAAGCCTCGGCAGCATCGTGGAGAAGTGCCTCAAGTGCGAACTCCTGCGGTACGAGCAGGCTGGATAAAACGCTGTGCTGTCCAACGCTGTAGAACTCTGGCAGGTGGCCGGCAAATCGGCAGATATGCGAGAGGGCGGTGGCAATATCCTCTATCTCGATCGCGTCTTGCTGGATATCGAGATAATTAAAGTGTTTACCTGAAAGGGTTTGAATAAAGCTCATTATTTTCTCCATACGTTACGCCTGCACAGCGCTGTTATTTGGGTGTAGAAATCCCTCGCCATAAGGCGATAAATAAAAGGATTACGCTTCAATAAATCCCCGCAGCAGCGGAGATTTAAGGCTGAGCAATCAGGCTTAGGCTTTGAAAGTACCGATGAAGGTCTCGACCGGTTTGCCATCGAACTTACCAGTCAGCAGGTCGCGGAACTCATTGGCGATCGCTTCTTCCTGGGCTTCCAACTGGACGATACGCAGGACAAATACCGGGTCATTACTTTTCAGCAGACTATTGCGCAGGCTGAATGCACGTTCGCCGAGACCTTCATACGGCACACATTTGAACTCAAACGCCACCGGCATCACGTCTTTACTGCTGGCTTCGATACTCTGCATCAGCGATTTTTTGCCACTGAAATCACCATCTTCATGATCGGAGGCATTAGTTTGCTGGATGGTAACGCGGCGAACTGCCTGAGCGGCCTGGGAGATTTTCATCGTGTTACCGTCGGCATCGAATGCAGTCAGGTAATCACTCCAGTCTTCCAGCCATTCGGCGATTTGCTTCTGGTTGAGGTGGTCACCGTTGATCGACAGCAGCGCGCGGAATGGGGCTGTTTTCTTCAGCTTGATCGAGGCGACGTTATCAGCGTGGCCAGGATTATCCAGAGTACCGATGTTGAAGATAGAGCGCGCCAGCATGTTGTCGGCATCGATGAAGCAACGGGCTTTTTCGTCTTCCTGGGCATAACCAACGGAATAGCGAACGAAATCGTCAATGCTGGTTGTGTCCATGGCGCCGCGGAAGCGATAACGCTCCAGTGCGAAACGCTCAAGGCTCGCGACGGCAGTACCTTCCGGCAGAATGGTTGTCGGGCAGGCCAGACTGTGAATGTCGTTCAGGTGGTAGCCAGAAAGCACCAGGTCTTTAATTTGGTTAATTGCGCTGCTGTCTAATTGCTGGGACATAAAATTTCCTTAAAGATGAATACAGTTAAACTAAAAGCACGTTAATCGCGGCCTACTGAGCCGCTCGCAGCTTTGCATCCGGATCCCCGCCCAGAGTAAACAGGTTGCCCTGGTCTTCCTGCAGGATGGTCAGCTTGCCGCCGCGGTTAACAAACATCGGCGTTTCTGTCGTATCTTCTTCAGAAACTTTCCCGCGCGGGGTGGGGTGATGTACTGCAGCTTGTGTTTGATCATGACTCGCTTTTCTTCGATCGAATTGCCCATGCGATCGATGTCGAAAGTCAGTACTACTTTGCCTTTGCTGCCATTGTTCAAAACGCCCAGTGCGGCGGTATTGAGCGCCCCGGCGATCTTATTGATGAACACGCCAGCATCCAGTTCGCCCAGGAAATCTGGAACATTGGTCATGCGATCATTGCTCATAGCACTACCTCTTTGTTAGGGCGGCTGCCACCGCCGACGGTTTCTCCATACACAACACAGAAGAGCATCTGCGGTTGACGGCCGCCCGGGTGGATTGGGTTATGAGCCCGTCGCCCGGTGATGCTCTTGTGTCTTGTGTAAAAAGGGCGGTACCAGATACAAAGGGAAACTGGCACCGCCAAAACTTCACACAGCTTTCGTTACAGGTACTACGGGTTACCACGCTGGCTACGTGATGGGGTTGTGGCGCCGGGACTCGAACCCGGATAACGTCTGGCCAGCCGCATGAGATACGCTAGGTTATGAACCTTGCGCAGTGCTCAACTCCTCCATCTGGAGGCGCTCTAACCAATTGAGCTACATCCACAACGGTAAGAGCACTGCCGCCACCCCTTACGGGATAATCCGTCTGTCTGCCTGGCGGTAGGGCGTTTCCTGGCATCTTCAGTGCTCTTTCCTGTTGTGTCCCGGACTCTTCCCGTGCGTCACACCTTTTCGCCGCGCTGGTGGGGCGCACGTCGTGCCTGAAACACTTAGCTTGCACATTCTTCCGGAATTCCTGAGAGAGCATGGATAAAGGTAACTCTCTGGCGGCTCACGCTGCATGTGCCATACAGCGGTTGCGAATATTGCCGTTTACAACTGGAAGCGCACTCCTTCAGTTACAAACCGATCCCCACGACCGATGGAAGATGGAATGCGCTTTCATGTTGTGTTAACTCAGGTGTCTTCGGGCGGGGAGCCGGCGACCAACCGGCACAACCCCTACAGTATTAATCCAGGTTTACTGGATCCCCGACGCCGCGGGTTAAACGGCTACTGTATGTCTGGTGAGTTTCTGTCGCTGGTGGTCAATCCAGCTCCGCAACCCCTCCCGAAGACACCTACTTTCTTTTAGCAAGTTGTAATGCTGCATATCAAAACAACAACTTTAAGGTGTAATTTAGTTGTGGATATTGACCATGTCAACAACTTTATGTGGTTTGATTGTGATACGACCGAATGCAAAGATGTTCTAAAAAAAGGAGGCTGTATGGAAGATAAGCTCTATGTATTTAACTACACACACAATAGAAATAAGATTTTTGCCAATCTAATCAGCATCATAGATGGGATTCTTGCAGATGGATACGTACGGGATGAAGAAGTGCTATATCTCGATACTTGGCTACTTGAAGCCAACCAGACCATTAGAAATGGTATGATCAAAAGTCTAAGCACAAGGGTATCTAAAATACTGGCCGATGGGGTTGTTTCTGATGATGAGCGCAGTGAGTTAAAGAAACATCTTAATGATATACAAAGACAAATACTTGATATACCCGATGTGGATTTATTCTCCAATGAGTCAGATCTGCATCTATTGAATGGTCTTTGCAAAGGCTTAATCTCAGATCGAACATTAAGTGAAGAAGAGGTGAGATACCTTGACTGGTGGTTAACGCAGAACGGGGCGTTAAAAAGTAATTACCCGGGAAAGGAATTATACGCTTTAGTAAAAGAGATCCTGAGTGATGGGATAATCACAGCCGAAGAAAGTGAAAATCTACACAAGGCTCTGGTGGATTTTACCGGTTGCGACCTTACAAGCGGCGTCGTAGATGGTCTTGCCACTAAATTACCATTAGACAATGCAGCTGAAGTATCTGTTGAAAATAAGATTTTTTGCTTAACGGGCATCTTTTTGGCAGGAAAGAGGGCCCATGTTGAAGACTTAATTAAAAGAAATAATGGCCTAATTGCCAGCGGTATCACCAAGAAAATTGATTTTCTTGTGATTGGTACACTTTCCTCACGAGACTGGAAATTCTCCAGTCACGGAAGGAAAATTGAAAAAGCAGTTTCGTATAGAGATAATGAGGGAGCTAAGTTGAAGATCATTTCAGAAGAAATGCTTTTCGATGCACTACCATGATCGAGAAGACCAGAATACGCGGCCAATAACGTGGATTCTGGCTCTTCTTTCATCAAAGTTGAGTACTTCATCCGGGTACTCTTCTTTGTTAAAACTTCTCAGTATTAAGCCTCCATCGGGTTGGCTAATTAGTACTTTAACCCGAAGTAAAACCCCATCTCTAACAGCGTATAAATCGCCATCTCTGATCGGTTTCGACTGTGATATGTCAATTGCTACATGATCACCATTATTCAACACCGGTAAAAGGCTGTTGCCCCATATTTTTACTATTCTTGCGTTAGCAGGACTTACACCAGCCTTTCTAAGATCGAAACGACGAAGAGGGAAAGAATCGACAATTGATTCCACAATTTCGGCCTCACATCCATTGCCAGCAGAAAGCTCAATGTCGAGTATTGGGATATTGGCAAACACTTCTGGATCAAGTTTGGCTTCTTCAAGCTCCTCAACTATAAAATCAGAAATAGAACCATTTTCCTCAATTCCGAGTTGTAGCCATTTTTGAGACACATCTAGAGCCTTCGCTATCTCTTTGATCTTTCTTGGTTGAAGCGTATCGCCATTTTCAATTTTAGCCACAGATTGTTGTGAAAGGCCGATTAGGTCAGCTAACTGAGCTTGGCTCATTCCCTTCTTCTCTCTGGCTATTTTTAGTCTTTCAGCAAGTGTATTCACAACTTTATCCCCCTATTGTAGGTGAGATTACAACTTTATGTTTTAGCTTTCCAACACCTATAAGTTGTGATAAAAGTTGTTAAGGTTGTATAATCAACACTCACAACAACTTTTACCTCAAACCACAGGAGACAAACTATGACGCCTGAGCAGTTAGCCCTCTCAGAGGCAATTGAAACTGCTGGTGGCCAGTCTGAGTTGGCCCGGAAGCTTACAGCAAGCTCCGGGAAGGAAGTTAAACAACAACAGGTATGGAACTGGCTCAACAGAGAAAAAAGACCGCCCATTAAGCAATCTCAGCACATTGAGAGCGTTACTGGTATCCCAAAAGAAAGACTGCGTCCTGATGTATTCCAAAAATTTACAGATTCAGCCGGTTAAGTAAAACCACAGAGATAAGGGGTAAGCCGTGGGTATAGAACCTGAGTGGAAAGTCGATAAGCAACCGGCATGGCTGGTGGCTGCGATCAAAAAGACGATCACCGATTTAGATGGTGGTTATGAAGAGGCCGCTGAATGGCTGGGCGTTACAGAAAATGCGTTATTTAACCGCCTTCGTTCGGATGGTGATCAGATCTTCCCAATCGGCTGGGCAATGGTCCTGCAACGTGCTGGTGGATCAAACCACATTGCCAATGCGATAGCACGCCATTCGAACGGGGTATTCGTGCCACTGGCCGATATCGAGGAAGTTGACAACGCCGATATTAACCAGCGCCTGATGGAGTCGATCGAGTGGATAGGAAAACACTCACAGTATCTACGCAAAGCCACTGCTGACGGTGTTATTGACCAGGCCGAACGTGAGCAGATCGAGGAGAACAGTTACCAGGTCATGGCGAAATGGCAGGAGCATTTAACGTTACTTTTCCGTGTCTTTTGTCAGCCAGAAAAGAGTGACGCCCGCGAGTGTGCAGCTCCGGGCGTCGTGGCAGATAAATCAACGTGTATGGAGAAATAATCCGCATGAGCAATTTAATCGTAAATCTAAGGTTACCGCAACTACGTATGCGTCCGGTGACGGGTGCTGCGCTGTTTCGGTATGAACGCATGGTATGCGGTAAATGGGTTTCATGTAACCACAGCCGGGCAACGGCAATTGTGGGGGTCTTTAACCGGAGGGTAAAAGCGTTATGCGCGAAGTTAACCGAAAGTTCAGAGACCACTATGGCAAGCCCGTCAGAGTCATACGCTGGGAACGTGAGACGAATCGTGTCATTTACCTCAGGGAAGGCTATCCGCACGAGTGTTTTAGCCCACTCGATCAGTTTCAACGAAAATTCAGGGAAGTAGAGGGCAGCCATGAGCAGTAAATTACACGGTCTGGTATGGGAAGCCTGTGCTTTCAAAGGCCTGATCATATCTGAAATAGCGGTCATGGCCCGCCTGGCTGACTTCAGCAACGACGAAGGAATATCGTGGCCTGCTGTGACAACTATTCAGCGACAGATCGGGGCAAAGAGCGAGAACACTGTTCGAAGCGCCATTAAAAAACTTCAGGCGAAAGGGTGGCTGAAGAAGCAGGAGCGTCGCGTAGGCGGCAAGAATAATTCGAACGTCTACAAACTCAACGTCGATATGCTGGAACTTGCAGCAGCTGAAGCAAAACTCTTCTACGCAACCCCGCGTGAACAATCAAAATTTGATGCCTCAGAAATTGAGGGTTCAAAATTTGAGGGGTCAAATTCTGATGCCTCAAATAATGGGTCTGCATCCCCTCAAATATTGCGGGGGGGTCCCCTCAATGGTTGAAGGCGATCCGTCATTTGATCCGTCATTAGATCCGTCATCTAAAAAACCTTCTTGTCGGGCTCCTGCGGAACCCGACGATAAGCCGGATCCTGAAGTGGTAATCACTGACCATGCGATCGAAGTTCTGATGCATCTGAATCAGGTCAGTGGCTCCCGGTTTCAGAAGTCAAAAACTTCCCTCGAAAACATTCGGGCACGTCTACGTGAGGGGCATACCGTTCCAGATCTGAAACTCGTTATCGACGTTAAGCATGAGCACTGGCATGGCAACGACGAGCAATACCAGTACATGCGCCCCGAGACGCTTTTTGGTCCTAAAAAATTCGAGGGCTATCTGCAGAGCGCTATCCGCTGGGATGCCAAAGGGCGACCGCCACGGGAATGCTGGGACAGAAGTAAGCCGCGGGATATCAACCACATTGGTGCAGTGCAAACGACCATACCGAAGGGGTTTCGTGGATGAACATTACTCAAATGGCCTTTGAATTCATTGCTAAAAACCCAGATCAGAAAATGCGCGATATCATTGCCGCCTTTCCTGACTGCAAACCTGTTTCTGTGAAAAGTGCCGTATATCGCCTGTACACAGAAGGGCGCCTGGAAACCAAATCAACCTCATGCGGTTTTATTTATCGAGTCATCAATGATGCATCTTGCTGCGCTGATCTTCAGGACGACTTTAAGTCCAGAGGCAACCTGGAACAGGAAAAAGCCGCTAAAAAACTCGAAGAGCGCAGCCTGTATCGCCGGGCCGCTACTGTATGGCACCAGCTCAGTACCTCAAGCTGCAGCCAGAAAACTCTTGAGTATTACATTCGTCAGAAAAATGCCTGCCTCCGGAAAGCACGCATGGGGAAATCACAAACTGAGTGTCTGTTAGCCGGGAATTACTGCGGAGGTGATCTGTGCATCGACTGAACACGATTAACGAAGGGGAAACGCTGGTGAATGAGGCCGAACTCCCAATCACCAGAAGCCAATATTGTGATGCTCTGGATGCATTACGTGCTGCCCCTGCCCACTATCTCAAGGAGGTGGGCGACCAGTGGAGAACGCCCGATCTGTTGTTCTGGGGGGTTAACGCTATGTATGGCCCGCTGGTGCTGGACCTCTTTGCAGACGAAACCAACGCAAAATGCCCTGCGTGGTACTCAGCAGAAGACAATGCCCTGACGCAGGACTGGGCGGGGCGACTGATAGAACTCGGCGGCGCGGCATTTGGAAATCCGCCGTATAGCCGTTCTCAGTATCACGAAAAGCAGGCGATCACAGGCATGACCCACATCATGAGTTATGCATCCGCTCAGCGCGAAAATGGCGGTCGTTATGTCTTTCTGGTGAAGTCAGCGACGAGTGAGACGTGGTGGCCAGAAGATGCGGATCATGTCTGTTTTATCCGCGGTCGCATCGGTTTCGATCTTCCTACCTGGTTTAAGCCGGCGGACGATAAGCAGAAGCCGACCAGTGCCTTCTTTGCCGGGGCGATTGTTGTATTTGATAAGTCATGGCGAGGGGAGCGCTTTAGCTATATCGATCGTGTGGCTCTTGAAGCGAAGGGGCGCGCGAGTATGGCCCTGGCCCAGTACGCCGTGGGTAAACAGGCAACAGCTTCAGTAATGGAGCTGCCCCAGACAGAGCAAGGCGAAACTGAAATACCGCTCCTTCAGAACGAAATCCTAGCGAAAAGCGGCATAAGATCTTGGGCATGCGTAGTTGCTGCTTTTGGCGATAAAGCCGAGTACACCTTCGCCGAGTCGAAATTTGGTCATACCTGGGCGGCTGATTCAGTGGATAAACCGGAGTTTACGCCGGTTAACTCAGAAGTGATCGCCACAGCTCAATCCCTGATCATCAAACAAACTGCGAAACAAGCGCTGGTGGGCTGGCTAAACGGTATTGATCTCGGATCCACAATTGCACGTGAAGAAACCATAGAACGTATGAATTCGGTGTATGCAGAGTTTGTCGACACATGCCCGGTAACTGAGTTCATCGATATTGTCGGCAGCCTGGATAAAGCGAGCTGGTTCAACAGCAGACTGATCCGCACTCATGTTCGGGAAGCTCTCTCAGTTGCCAAACAGGCCTTACACGAAAGCCGGATATGGCCACTGGAAGTAGGCCTGGTATTTGAGCGAGTCGAAGGGGTGAACGATCTAAACGAGTCTCAGCAAAATAAGCTGAAGGCACACATCAATCAGCTGTGGCTTGAGCGTACGCCCAGTTCCGAAATCATAACTATTGCCAGCGGGCTGGCCAGCAGCATGCAGGGGGTTAGCCATGCGTGAAATTATCGTAGATAACTTTGCCGGAGGCGGCGGCGCTTCTACCGGTATTGAGATGGCTATTGGGCGTAGTGTCGATATAGCCATTAACCATGACGAAAATGCTGTTGCCATGCACCGTACCAATCATCCGGATACCTTGCACTACTGCGAAAGTGTGTTCGATGTTTCTCCTGTCGCAGCAACCAGCGGCAAACCTGTTGGCCTGACCTGGTTCTCCCCAGACTGTCGCCACTTTTCCAAAGCAAAAGGAGCTAAACCAGTTGAAAAAGCGATTCGTGGGCTGGCGTGGATCGTTATTCGCTGGGCGCTGGATGTTGGCCCGCGGGTAATGATGCTTGAGAACGTCGAAGAGTTTAAAACGTGGGGTCCACTACTGGCGGCGGAAATGCGTCCGGATCCGGACCGCGTTGGCGAAACGTTCCTGGCATTCGTCGGCATGCTGACATCCGGAGTTCCAGCGGACCACCCTGCGTTGCTGGAATGCTGCGAGTTTCTGGAGTTGTCGCCGGATAGTGAACAGGCGAAACGCTTAGTCGCCGGGTTGGGCTATGTTGTCGATTTCCGTGAGCTGCGCGCCTGCGACTATGGCGCGCCGACCATCCGTAAGCGGTTCTTCATGGTGATGCGCCGGGACGGGCAACCAATAGTCTGGCCGGAAGCAACCCACGGGGATCCGAAATCACCGGCGGTGCTGGCCGGAAAACTGGCGGCATGGAGGACAGCTGCTGAATGCATCGACTGGTCCATTCCTACACCATCGATATTTGACCGCAAAAAGCCTCTTGCAGTTAACACGTTGAAGCGTATAGCTCGGGGTATCCAGAGATTTGTGGTCGATAGCGATAACCCATTCATCGTGAAATGCAACCACACCACGACGCGCGGTAAATATGATTGTTTCCGTGGACAGGCGTTGTATTCGCCGATACAGACAATTACCAAAACCCACGGCTACGCGCTGGCTGTACCTACTCTGGCACCGTTTATGGCTGGAAATGGTGGTAACCAGTACCAGGCGAAACCGCGTCCACTCAACAAACCAGCGCATACCATCCTTAAGCAATCTCGAGCATGCATAGTTGCGCCGGTGATCGCGCGCCAGTTCGGCGGCAGTATCGGCCACCGGGCAGATGAGCCCAGCGCTACGATTACCGCTGGTGGTGGGGGTAAGTCTCAGTTAGCCATGGCCACGCTTATTCAGATGGGGTATGGCGAACGGGTGGGGCAATCGCCGCGGGTTCTCAATCTTGGTAAACCGTTGGGTACTGTTACAGCTGGGGGCAATAAGTTTGCCGTAACAACTGCGTTCCTGGCGAAACACTATGGCGGGAATTACACCGGTCCAGGCGTTGCGCTTGATGAGCCAGCTCACTCAGTTACTACCGTTGATCATCACGCTCTTGTGACATCGCACCTGGTAAAACTGCGTGGTACCTGCCGTGATGGTCAGCGTACCGATGAACCGATGCCGACAATCACCGCTGGAGGTCAGCATGTGGGAGAGGTTAGCGCGCTGTTGGCGGCTAATGATTACGACGAGCGGCGTGCGGATCAAGTTAAAGAGTTCCTCAATTCTTTTGGCGTCAGCGAACTGGTGACGATTAAGGGCATCGTTTACCGCATTGTTGACATCGGAATGCGCATGCTGCAGCCACATGAACTTTACCGCGCTCAAGGATTCCCGGACTGGTACATCATCGACCGGGACTACCGCGGCGTGAAGTATTCGAAGGAAAAACAAGTTGCGCGCTGCGGAAATGCCGTTCCGCCCCCGTTCGCTGAGGCGCTGGTTAGGGCCAATCTGCCGGAAATGTACATTAACAAACAGGAGCGAGCCGCGTGATGAAGTTAACTCTCAGGCAGCAGGAGGTTCTGAACCTCCTGATCGACTACCAGCGTAAGCATGGTTTCCCGCCTACTACCTACGAACTGACCGGCATGCTGGGGTGCCGGTCCCCCAATGCGGCAGTAACCCACCTGAAGGCTGGAGAGAAAAGGGGCCATCACAATCACCCGCGGGGTATCCCGCGGTATCAGCATCACTCCTTCGGTTTCCCGAAAGGAGCTGGTCGTTAACCTCAACAGCATCGTGAAAGTGAAACTTAATGAAGTTTCCCTCAGTCATTTGGAAAAACAACACGAAGAGAACCGTAGACGTTATCCGGGGATATTCGGCGAGTTTGTACCGTTGGCGACAGACGAAAATGGCTACTCGTCAATGACCCTGTGGCGCCTTATGTCTGACCTGGGACAGCTTTGCTATTGCGGAGGGGAGGTTCCCTTTGAGCTCAAGTTGATTTTGGAGGATGAATGAAATTTATTCTTCCTTTCCCGCCCAGCGTGAACTCCTACTGGCGGTCCCCAAATAAGGGGACTGCAAAAGGTAAATTGCTGGTCAGCGAAGCTGGCCGCAAATTCAAACATGCTGTAAGAGCAGCGATTATCGAACAGCTGAAAGCAGTCCCAAAACCCTCCGCTTCACCAGCGGAGGTAGTCATTGTCCTGTATCCGCCTGATTACCGCCGCCGCGATCTGGACAACTACAATAAAGCGCTTTTCGACGCACTTACATACGCCGGTATCTGGGAGGATGACAGCCAGGTTAAGAGAATGACGATCGAGTGGGGTGAGAATGCAAAGGGAGGGAGAGTTGAGATCACCATAACGGCATTCAATAAAGTGCTGGATGTTTGTTCAGTGGTAGGTTGAAGACTATGCAATCAGGCATTAATCTCAAGGTGTGTAAACGAACCGGGCGTGCAGGCCCGATCGTCACGTTAAAGTGTATGGAGATAAGTATGGCTAACCACGTTATGGGCTATGGTGCGCCCAAAAACCACTCTCATTTGGCGATTGAAGGTATTTTCGTTCGCCGGGATGCGGCAGGTCGATTTTGTTTAAATGACTTTCAGCGCGCAGCTGGTGGAGAAGAACGTCATAATCCTAACCGCTGGCTTCGGTCCGAGATGGCAGCTCAGTTGATTGCTGAGCTAACGCCAGATATGGCGTTTGCTCCTGTCGATGTTGTGAGAGGAGGGATCAACCCTGGGACATACGCCTGCAAGGAATTGGTGTATGCCTATGCTATGTGGATTAGCGCCGCCTTCAATCTGAAAGTCGTCAGAACGTTTGATGCGGTGCAAACTACTATGACGACGCTGACCTCCGATCGTATTCAGGCTGGTGTCATTTTGCTGGAGTCAGCATCCCGAACATTAAACCTCTCAAATTCTTCCAAACTTGGTGCTTACCAGAAATTGCAACAGGCGGCCGGGCTTCCAGATTTAATGCCTGCTTATGCGATTGATGCTCCAGCCGGCGCCATGGATGGATCCAGTCGGCCCACACTCTCGCTTAGTGCTCTGCTTAAAACCCATGGGATACGGCTAACTGCAAACCAGGCATATCACTTAATGGCTCGTGCCGGGATCGTGGATCAGAAGGAACGGCAAAGCAGGAGCGGATTAAACGGAGTAAAAAAATTCTGGTCTGTAACTGCCAAAGGATGCCTTTACGGTAAAAATATCACCAGCCCTGCGAATCCCCGGGAGACTCAGCCACATTTTTTTGAATCTAAATTTCCCGAGCTTCTGAGACTGCTCGGCATTGTCACGCAGTAGGGGATGATCTTGCGCGGATTACTAACACCAGAGATTGTGCCCCGCCTCGGCGTAGTACTCTTTAAACCGGGAAAGGATCTGATGAGCCTCTTTGCTCAGGGGCGCGTTCTAATAACTCCACAGCCCGAGTACATGGCCGGTTTTCCGACGGGGAAAGTGCCAGACGCTCGCCAGCCGTTATCCGTAGATCGCAGCCTTGTTCCTTTCTTTACCGATCCACGTGTTATCACAGCTGCGGGAGGTATTGAGGGGCTGGAGCGATGGCTTAGCCTGGCTGTCAGACAATGCCAGAATCATGATGAGGGATATCACCACATCGAAACAGTCATCTTAAGGCAGGATCCAGGCTCCGTTTTATTATGCTGGCATTGCGACAATAAGCTTCGAGATGAGCCGGATCCGGCGATCAAGGAAATAGCAAGCCGTAATGTTATCGACTGGGTCATCGATATGGTCCTGCTTTCGCTTGGATGCACCCGGGAAAGGACATTATCCCTGGCAGAGTTGTGCTGGTGGGCTGTTCAGTCTGGGATTTCTGATGCGATAACGGAGGCTATGGCTGAAAAGGCCTTGCGGATAGCTCCAGAGCCGCACCGTTCGGTATACAGGGACAGCGACATCATCCCAGCAATACCCGCGGCCGACATACTTAAAAGACGTCTGGATAAGAGGGAAAGCCATGCCATAACAGGGGATCTGGTGACGGGTGATCAGGATGCAGGGAGACCTATTCTCCAGTTGGGCGTGGATCCGGACTGCCCTGAAGCATTTATGTTGCGACCGAAGCGCCGGCGCTGGATTTGCCCTCAATACACCCAGTGGGTAAAAACACAGGAATGTGCCTGCTGTAGGCAACCAGCTGACGATCCACACCATATAATAGGGCATGGTATGGGAGGAACAGCAACCAAAGCCCATGACCTGTTCGTGATACCGCTGTGCAGAGCGCATCACGATGAACTACATGCCAACCTCATCGCATTTGAAGAGAAGTATGGTTCGCAGCTGGAGCTGCTAATCCGTTTTCTTGATCGTGCGCTTGGCATTGGCGTCATTTTTAAAGAATAAGTGTATGGAGTGCTGAGCATGAATATCGAATCAATTCCAAAATTCTTTGCCCCGAAAGGAATGCATATATCAGATAGCGGGAGAGCAACTGCCAGCGAACAACTCACCGTAACTGACGTTATGGCTGCGCTGGGGATGACGCAGGCCGAAGCGGGGATCGGATTATCCATGTTCCTGGGTAAGGCTGGCATCAGCGAGAATGATCGCATGGCCTCAATTCACTGGTTGGCCGAATATGCAAAGAAGAATGCTCCCCGCTCAGTCAGGAAAGCCGCCGGCAAGAAATTTCCTCTTTGCATGCTGATCATCGCCAGGTTCGCATATCACGACTACGCCTCATCAGCTGCGGATACTACGGACTGTACGAAATGCGCAGGTAAGGGGTTCGTGAAGAAAGTTAAAATGGTCGAGAAAAGCCACTACACAATGAGATTACCGCAATGTGCAAAAGACCTCAGGCAGTCACCTTCGGATTTCGAGGTTAAGCGGCAGGTGCAGGATGTCGATCACGTGCTTTGTGTGAAATGCCATGGCACCGGGAAAATCAGTAAGCGCTGCCAGTGCAGCGGGACGGGGAAGACACTTGACCGCAAAGAATCAGAACTTCAGGGAGTGCCTGTCTACAAGACATGTAAGCGTTGTGAAGGCCGCGGGTTTAGCAGGCCAAAATCCTCCAACGCATACCGCGGCATCCTTTCAGAGTTACCTGGCTTGCCGGAGCGTACCTGGCGTTATAGCTGGAAACCTTTTTATGAAAGCCTGGTGACCAAATGTTTTGTGGAGGAGAGTTTTACTGATGCTCAACTCCGGAGAGTTACAAAAACGACTAATTTGATAAATTTCGCATAAAATAGCGACACGATACTTGCAAAGTTGCCGTTTTTGTGTAAATTTAATCTTAACGATGGGCATTGTATGTTCAACGTTAGGAAGCCCGCCGCCGAGCGGGTTTTTTTATGGCTGCTTATTATTGGTTCGGGTGGTATTCGATTTCTTAAACAGATAATTGACCTCTTCTTCTAATAAAATACACTAATCATTACGATTTATTTATTTCAATGAAAAATAAGAGAAATCTGGGATGATGAAGGAAAATTGTATGGAAGGGATCAAGATGGCTGAGCTACGGTTTACTAAGGGTGAAATTAATAGGGCAGGGGATATTTTAAGAGAGAATGATCCTGAAAAATTCAGTTTTGATCAGTTTCTATGGGCCCTAGATGTTTTAAATAATCTCCGTGAGATGTATGTTCACCCATTAAACGCCTTCCAGACCACGCTGCGGAGAAAGATGAAGGTAGCAGATAAAGAAGCTTTAGCATCTCAAAGGTTGAAGCGCATACCCTCAATTATAGGGAAGCTAAAACGAAGCCCAAAAATGCAACTTGCCAGAATGCAGGACCTAGGGGGATTACGTGCTGTTGTTGGAACTATTGCGGGTGTTCGTGAACTTGAGCAAAGCTATCTTAACAACTCCTATAACCGTTTCAAGCATGTTCTAACATCTCAGAAAGATTATATTAATGATCCTAAGGAATCAGGCTATCGCGGTATTCACTTAGTCTATAAGTATCAAGGTGCGACAAATCCCCACCACAATGGATTGCTCCTTGAAATTCAAATACGGACAAAAATGCAGCATGCTTGGGCGACTGCTGTAGAAACCATGGGAACATTTATCGGACAATCGATAAAATCTAGTGAAGCCGATGAAGCCTGGACAGAATATTTTTCTCTAGTTGGTAGTGCATTTGCACATATGGAAGGATGTAACCCGGTACCCCAGTATGCCCATCTAAGCAAGCTTGAAACATTTAAGCTTGTTGATCATATGACTGATAAATTAGCGGTTGTTGATAGACTTTTAGCATTTCGAGTTGCAGTTGAAGATATAACGAAAAATGGTGGAAGCTATCATTTATTGGTACTAGACACTGCTTCTCAAAATGTACAAATTAAAAGCTTTGGTATAAGAAGGATTGGCGAAGCTACCGCTGAATACTTAGAATGGGAAAAGAAAGCAGAGGGTAACCAATACATGCAGGTGGTTCTTGTTTCCACCGAAAACGTAAGTAACCTTAAAGCCGCTTATCCAAGCTACTTTCTCGATGCAGAGGAATTTGTTAGGATAATAAAACATATCAAAGCTGAGTGCTTATAATTCCTCCTATTCTAGCCATAGGGATATAACACTACGCATAGCTCGACGAACAAAAACTTGCTTATAGAAAGGTCCGTATTTGCGGACCTTTTTAGTTTCTGAAAACACACAGGGTTCTTAAATGGAAACGTGCAGCACGACATTTAACGCCCTCCGCGCAGAGCACTGAACCAGATTTTAGAATCCTATATGCGCCATTAGCTCAACTGGAAAGAGCAATAGGCTTCTAAGCTATCCGTTTCAGGTCCGAATCCTGAATGGTGCGCCAGAATGGCAGCGGAGCCAGCGTCTGAAGCGAATCCCGATCACAATGCGTAACTTACATGTCCCAGCTGCTCGCAAAGTGACTTTAAAGCAGGGCCACAATTTGGATCTGCGCAAACTAATGTTGAGCGCTCCGTACCAGTAAGCGGAACAAAGCACGATTGTGGTGAAAGTACATATCGGTTAATCCCGGCCCATAAAGCAGCGAAAATAATTGTCGATTGGCTTTAAGTGAGAGTTGGGCGCTCACCACCACACAACCATAGGCTCGCATTTGCGGGCCTTTTTATATCTGCGCCACGCTCGGCGCTACTTAACCACAGAGCCTTTCAGGGGTGAGCCATAGGGAATAGTCAGTGTGACTATCTCTGTGGGCTGATTATTCCTGAGCGCTGGCTCACCCGCTAAAAGGAAAGTCACTATGTTTGGTTTCGGTAAGAAAGCACGTAAAGCAATCGTGGAAGTGAAAAAAATGGAAAATCGCGACGCAGTTGAGGCAACGGTTTGGGGCTGTTACTCAGTTGCGTATGCCGATGGCACCTGCGATGCCTCAGAAATTGCCACGCTGGAAAAAACCATTCAGGCCAAACCAGCATTTGCAGCATTCGCCGGTGAGATTGCCAGCATGAGCAGCAATATTCGCGCTCAGTATGAAGCATCCCCGCGTTCAGCTAACGCTGAAGCTATGCGTCAGCTGGCTGACGTGGCCGGCACTAATGATGCGGTTGACGTTCTTTGCTTATGCCTTGATGTTGCTGATAACGGCGGCATTGGCGAAGACGAAGAGAAGCAACTGAAGAAAATCGCCCAGGCGCTGCAGCTTCCGCTGGACCAGTACCTGTGATCGGTAAACTGCGTTGGGTAGCCGCCGGGGTCCTTTTGTTCCTGGTGGTTGCTATCGACTTCACCAGTAAAATGATGTCTATCCTGGCAGATGGCGTGCTGTTGGCCGGAGTGGTTGCGTTAGTCTGGCCGCTTATCAAATCCAGTGATTAACACTGTGCAAAAGGCATCCGATGGTGCCTTTGACAGAGTGTTTTATATTGACGTAATCGATGGTGGCATAATAATTTATTGATGTGGTGAATCCCCCTGTGCGGAGGGGCAACCAGTTAAGATTTATTCTGTATAGCAATGCGAGTCATGTTCGCTGGGACATGCTCACCGGGAGGCACCCGGCACCACAATTGCTTTATCTTCTGGCGTATCGGTCACATAAGTGTCACCATTCTGTAGTAATTTTTATGAAATCGGTTGCGCAGATGTTGCTATCTTGCTTAGTATTAGCCAGCGAATCAATGCATAGAGTATTTCAGATATGAGTCTTCTGGAGCTGGTTGTAGCCCTTCTTTGGTTGGGTGGTGTGATATTAGTGACATTTGTTATGGATTACATCATTCATCATAAATAGCCTCATGGTCGAGATGTCATCTATTACATATCATTCATATTCAGTCTGTTTTATTGGCATTACCAGGAGCCGGTAACTCTTAACGTCCCTGCCAAATGCCAACATTAGCTTTCCTCTCTGAGCGGATTCCATTCGCCATGCATGAGACACCTCGGTAATCCAGAACAAAAAATCATTTAAAGGCTGTGCTTTTGCGCGGCCTTTTTTCATTTCAGGCTCACGGGAATCATCATCGATAAGGCTCGTTGTTAAATCAGCCCGATGGGCCTGACCCTTTCAAACACATAGCACCCCGTTAACCCGGAGGTGGAGACTATGAAAATGCCAACTAACCCGAATAACTGGCCTGATCTGCTGGAGTTGCTGCAGAGCTGGTGGCGCGGAGATACGCCGCTGGGGGCCGTGCTGCTCTCAGTTGTTATGGCGGGTCTACGTATCGCCTATAGCGGCGGTGGCTGGAAAAAGATGTTTCTTGAGGGGCTTCTGTGTGGGGCGCTAACGCTGACATTCGCATCGGGGCTTGAATACTTCGACTTCCCCAAAACTCTCTCAATCACCATTGGCGGTGGGGTTGGGTTCGTAGGCGTAGACGCCATCAGGGCGTTTGCAATGAAATATCTTGGCAGCCGATTCGGTATCGGTGGCGGCGACAACAAGGCTTAACCATGACAGCAGATCAAATTATCGAGGGGATCCTCGGCAAAGAGGGTGGTTATGTCGATCATCCATCGGATAAAGGCGGGCCGACCCGCTGGGGCATCACACAAACCATCGCCTGTGCACATGGCTACACCGGTGATATGCGGAACCTGCCCAGGGAAACAGCAAAGCAAATCCTGCTGAGCGATTACTGGACCGGTCCCCGGTTCGACCAGGTGGCGAGTTTGTCTACGTTACTGGCAGATGAGCTTTGCGACACTGGCGTGAACATGGGGCCCAGCGTCGCCAGTAAGTTCTTTCAGCGCTGGCTCACTGCCCTGAACATGCGCGGGAAGCTGTATCCAGATCTGATCCCGGATGGCGCCATTGGCCCCCGAACTATCACCGCGCTTAAGGGATATCTTTCAGCCCGCGGGAAAGAGGGTGAACAGGTTCTGTTGCGTGCGCTGAACTGCAGCCAGGGTGCCAGATACCTCGAACTTGCGGAGGGTCGCGAAGCCAACGAGGATTTTCTCTACGGCTGGGTTAAGGAGCGCGTGCTATGAAGATGATCGTATTCGCTTTGCTCGTGCTGGTGGCTGTGCTCGTTCTGTTACTTCTGCGCAAATATACCCGGCTGGAGTTCGTAGGCCATGCCAGCCTGCTGCTGAAAACGTGGTCTGTAAAGCTGGGAGCTATCGGCGCGCTGGTTGGTGTATGGGCGCAGTCGTTCCCGGATGCTGCGCTGCACGCCTGGGCGGTGCTGCCGCCCGATATCAAAAACATTCTGCCGCCAAACATCGTGGCACTGATTAGCCCTGCGCTGGTGGTGCTGGCCGTGCTGTCGCAATACGTGCGTCAGCCAGCATTGAAAGCTAAGACCGACGAACTGAAGGAGCCGCAGCAATGAGCTTTGAAATTATTGCTGGGCTGGTGGTCGTTATCCTGGGTGCTATCGCTGGTGCGTTCGGCATCGGCCATGCACGCGGGACCAGTAAGGCAGAAGCCAAAGCTGATCAGCAGCGTACTGAAGAGAACGCCGTCGCCACCGTCGCCGCGGCAGAACGTAAGGCAGAAGTCACGAAAGGGGCCAGCGATGTACAGGAAGACGTTAAGCGTATGGGCGATGACGATGTTGATCGGGAGCTGCGCGAAAAGTTTACCCGCCCCGGTAGTCGTTGACACGGCCTGCAGCTGGGTGCGGATCATCTACCTGACTGACCACGATATCGATGTGTTGGATAAGCAGACCAAGCGTGACATCCTGGCGCACAACAAAGCAGTGCAGGCCAATTGCTCGCAGCTCACAGAGAAGGGTTCCAGGTAATTCAGCTACAAACGCAGAACACTTTAGGTATTGAAATTTACATGGCCACATGAACAAAAAATCAGAATACGAGACAACAGAGCGCTGAAAAATGAAAAGTTGGTATCTAAGGCAGGTGCATTAAGGCACTATGGATTTTCAATTCCTTCTATCTAAGAAGCTGCCCATGACAAGAAATTCACTCCCTCAACTTCCGCATGGTTATCGATACGGTGACGAGCACTCTATTCACCCTCATTGTGATGGGGATTATTTAGCTCCGCAGGGATGTGTTATCAAGTCCGTTAACCTTGTAGATGGGGTGGTTATTTATGTGCCCATCCAACGCTATATCAAGCATCTAGATCTTTGGGTTAATGCCGAAGGAACTGTCGAATAAATTGTTAGTTACCGGCCTCGTTCGGGAGAGCTGAGAATTGCCATCAAAAGACCAGCAGAGATGCCTGGTGCTTTGGTTGAATGTTCCGGCAAGTTGAAAATGATTGGTTCAATGAGCTCTTTCGATATTTAAATGCTATCGATAACTTAAATGAAGCTATCATCACGTTATCACTGCCTGCCAACACCAAAACGGCAGTGGTCAGTTAAAAAGCAGAAAAGCCTCTCCCGGGTGGCTCCTGAGAGATTTTAGTTTTCTAACTGGTACCAACCAAAGGTCGCATTTTTATGCGGCCGTTTTTTTATTGCGCGTAACAAACATCCATAAGGCAACCGTTCTGCTTGTTCACTCGGCAAGAATTAATGCGAATGCATCACAGAGGCCATTTCCTGAGTGGCTTCGATAATGCTCCCCACATCGCACAGAGGTAAGACATGTCAGAGATCACCGCATCCGAGCAAATCCGCCTGGATATCATCAAGAAAGTTAACTACGACACCGCTGCGGCCAAGTTGGCCATTGACTGGGTAGGCGACAGCTATCTGAAATCTGAGCTTTTCGCAGACTCCTTTGATCGTGTTTACACGGAAAGCGAGATTGTCTCGAAGACCCGTAAAGCGATTCAGGAAGCGACCGAAGCGCTGGCGTTGTTTGATACCGGCGCAGAACAGGCCAGCTAAGGCATTACAGCAGGCATTCACTGAGTGCCTGTGATAATGTTTATGCTCCTGTATAAGGGGCAGTTGTATGATGTCATGCAACGAAGCAACCAAGCTATGGAAAGTCCGGGTAATGGTTTTGGAGTGAATGTGACGTTTCGCAACGATATAGATGGCTACTTTTTCCTGTTGCTTAGTATGTGGCCAGTGCTAATGGTTTTATTCCTGGGATTGTCTCCTGCCTTTTACGGTGTGTTAATGCCTAAAACGGCAATTGCTTGTCTGGTGATCGCTGCTGCTGTGGGTATCGTTGGGTGGTTCTATGGATAGTCATCCTGGTAACATTTGGTCAGGTTATTAACTGGTCTCTGACCGCATTACAGCAGGCATTCACTGAGTGCCTGTGATAATGCTGATCTATACTCACTATCAAAGAGTAGGCGCGGAGAAGCTATGAAATATTGTCCAGAATGCGGTTCAAATGATGTGGTGAAGGATAAGCAAAGAGGCGGTTGGACCGGTGATTATATTTGCGAGAACTGTGGATTTAATAATGATCCTAGCGAGTTCTGGTCCGAGACTGAGTATAAGATGAGAAAGAGAGCGAAAAGCCTACCCGGCTATCGTAGTAAAGAATGATCAACCCGCTTCGGCGGGTTTTTTTATGATATCTCATAGGTTCTGGAATAATTTCACATGAACAAAGATCCCCGCATCTACGGCAGCAAGTGGGACCGTGAGCGTCTCATCTTTCTGCGCAATAATCCCTTATGCGTCATGTGCCAGGAGCAAGGCAGGGTGACAGCGGCAACGGTGGTAGACCACATTGTCCCGCACAAACTAAAAGAGGCTCTGCGCTCTGGTGACCTCCAGGAAATCGCGAAGGCGCAAAAATTATTCTGGAGCCGGAAGAACTGGCAAGCGCTGTGTAAGCAGCACCACGACTCAACGAAGCAGCGAATGGAGAAGCGTGGCACCGTGATCGGCTGCGATGAAAACGGGATGCCACTGGACCCGGCTTCTCATTGGTTTAAGTGATAACCATTATCAATACACCTCAAAATTGATTGTCATTTGAAATCATTAGCATTCAAATGATATCGATTCTCATCTGAGAGGGAGGGGCGGGTCAAAAGTTCAGAACCTCGAACCCAAATGACCGCCGCCAGTCCTTTTTGTGCACAACCGCGAAATGAAAAGTTTTTTTCCGGGAGGTTCCGATGGCAGGACGACGCCCGAAACCGACCCACCTCAAAGTGGTTACCGGCAACCCGGGCAAACGAAAACTCAACGATAAAGAACCCACGCCAGCTAAAGAAATTCCAGGCCCCCCAGCTCATCTTACCGACTGGGGTAAGGTGGCATGGGGTCGGCTGACTGTGCTTCTCGATGGTATGGGTGTTCTCACCATTGCAGATACTTTGGCTCTTGAAAGGCTTTGCGATATTTATGCCGATATCCTGCAACTGCGCGACACCATCGCTGTAGAGGGCAGAACTTATACCGTCCAGACCGAGGGTGGTTTTCTGATAAAGGCCAACCCGGCAGTTTCAATGCTGGCTGATGCTGACCGTCGTTTTAAAAGTTACCTGGTTGAATTCGGTCTGACACCAGCGGCAAGGACGAAGGTGAAAGTGAATGGCGAACCCCCCGAAGAAGACACGCTCGACAAGTTCTTCGGTTGATCCGGCAACGCAGTATGCAAAGGATGTAACCTCTGGAAAAGAACTGGCCGGTCCTGACATTCGAAATGCCTGCCAGAGACACCTCAGGGATCTTGAATCTTGCCATGCACGAGGGCTCCATTGGGATGTTGAGGCAGCACAGCGCTCCATTGATTATTTTGCGAAAGTCCTCAAGCTTAACGGGGGCGATTTTGAAGGTGCGCCTTTTGTTCTGCTTCCATGGCAGTGTTTCATCGTCGGTTCGATTTTTGGCTGGAAAAATGCCAGAGGTTTTCGCCGGTTCCGAATGGTTTACGTGGAATCAGGAAAAGGATCTGGCAAATCCCCCCTTTCTGCCGGGATAGGTCTTTACTGTCTCACTGCAGATAAAGAACCTCGTGCTGAAGTTTATGCTGCTGCAACGAAAAAAGACCAGGCAATGGTCCTCTTTCGTGATGCGGTGGCGATGGTCGATCAGTCTCCGGCTCTTTCCGCACGCATACAGAAATCTGGCGGCGCCGGAAAAGAGTGGAACCTGGCTTTTCTTCAGGCTGGTTCATTCTTTCGCCCAATTAGTTCAGATGACGGACAGTCGGGTCCACGACCACATTGCGCTCTTATTGATGAAGTTCACGAGCATAAAAGCAATCAGGTTGTTGAAATGATGCGCGCCGGCACTAAAGGTCGCCGGCAGGCACTCATTTTTATGATCACCAACAGTGGACACGATAAAACCAGCGTCTGCTATGACTATCACGAATACGGTAGAAAGGTATCTGCTGGTTCGATAGAAGATGATAGTTTTTTCGCCTTTATTTGTTCACTGGATGAAGGTGACGATCCTTTCAAGGATGAGTCCTGCTGGAAAAAGGCTAACCCCTCGTTGGGTCACACGTTTGAAGAAAGCTATCTTCGTGAGCAGGTGACTCAGGCCCGGGGAATGCCTTCAAAAGAGAGTATTGTCAGGCGTCTCAACTTCTGTCAGTGGGTTGACGCGGCTAACCCGTGGATGAGCAGTGATGTCTGGATGGGATGTGAGGAAAACTTTGATCCAGATGAGCTGGAGGGTGAGGAATGCTACGGTGGCCTGGACTTGTCCGGATCCCGTGATTTGACTGCCCTGGCGCTGTTTTTTCCAAAAAAACGCAAGTTGCTGGTGGAGTTCTGGACACCCAAAGATACCTTGCTCGAACGGGCTAAAACGGACCGGGTGCCTTATGACGCCTGGGAGCGCGATGGTCACATCCACACTACGCCAGGCAAAGCGGTGAAATACGGCTTTGTTGCCCAGCGTATTGCCGATCTGACGGAGAAGTTTGATATCAAGGCCATCGCCTTCGACCAGTATCGTATTAAATATCTTGAGCCGGAGCTTGAGGAAGCATCGGTTTCTGTTCCCTTAATCCCTCACGGGCAAGGTTATTACAAAGCGAAAGATTCCGGGCTGTGGATGCCTCACTCCATCGAATTGTTTGAAGAGTTGCTTGATGACAGCGTCATTATCATCAGGACGAACCCTTGTCTTCGCTGGAATGCGGCTTCAGCAGTGACGGAGGCTGATCAAAAAGAAAACCGAATTTTTGCCAAGAAAAAAGTACCGGGCGTATCGACGGCATTGTAGCGGGCGCTATGGCAATCGGTGCCTCCGAAGGCTATGAGGATGATTCTGGCGATATCGACGACTTTTTCAGTAATCCCATCATTGTGTGAGTCACCATGAATAAAGAGAAGAAGCCAGGCCGGATAAAAAGCGCCGTTCGCCGGTGGCTCGGCGTACCCATCTCCCTTACCGACGGTGAATTCTGGGCTGCTTATGCTGGTGGGCAGTCCGCAGCAGGGAAATCCGTTACGGTTGATAAAGCCCTGCAGTTATCGGCAGTGTGGTCATGTGTAAGGCTGTTATCCGAAACCATCGCGACGTTGCCTGTTGGTTTTTACGAAAAAACGGCTGGCGGTCGCCAGAATGCAAATGATCACCCGCTTTATGAGCTCCTCCATAATCAACCCAATGCTGATATGACTGCAGTGGAGTTCTGGGAAATGATCATGGCCAGCCTGCTTTTGTGGGGGAATGCTTATGCAGAAATCGATCGAACCGGAAAGCGTATTACCTCGCTGGTGCCTCTCAGGCCAGAAAGGATGAAGGTTGATTTAAGCAAGAGCGGAGATCCAATTTATGCCTACCGTGACTGGCCTTCAGGTACATCCCGAAACATTGATGAACGGGACATCATGCACATCCGTGCGTTCAGCACCAATGGTGTCATGGGCCTGTCACCTGTCAGTTATGCCCGACAGACACTTGGTCTGGCAATGGCAACAGATGAAGCCAGCGCCAAAGTTTTTAAAAACGGTATGCGGCCCAGCGGCGTTCTCTCAATGGATCAGATCCTGAAAAAAGAGCAGCGCAATGAAGTACGTGAAAGCATGGTTGAACAATTTTCTGGATCCATGAATACCGGGAAAATGATGGTTCTTGAAGCGGGAATGAAGTTTCAGCCTGTTGACCTCAACCCGGAAGACGCCCAGATGCTGCAGTCCAGAGCCTTCAATATCGAAGAGATTTGTCGGTGGTTCAGAGTATGGCCGGGGTTGATTGGACATACCGCCCAGGGGCAGACGATGTGGGGAAGTGGCGTCGAACAGATGCTGATTGGCTTTTTAACGTTTTCACTTCGTCCATGGCTGACCCGTATTGAGCAGGCGATTCGTAAAAGTCTCCTGGCTCCGGGAGAAAGAAATAAGTACTTCGCAGAGTTTTCCATCGAAGGTCTCTTACGTGCTGACAGCGCCGCCCGTGCCGCTTTTTACTCAACGATGACCCAGAACGGTCTGATGACCCGCAATGAAGCACGGCAAAAAGAAAACCTTCAGCCAAAACCTGGCGCTGACCAACTAACCGTTCAATCCAACCTGCTGCCGATAGATCAGCTTGGCAAGTCCGGCGACAGTGAATTAGCCAAAAACGCACTGCGGGAATGGCTTGGCATTAAATCAGAGGAGACGCCGGAATGTACCGGAAAAACGCAGCCATGAAAGTAAAGGCATTCGACTTCGATATTAAGGCTGTCAACGATGACGGCCTTTTTTCTGGATACGGTTCTGTCTTCGAGGTGGTGGATAGCTACAACGAAGTCGTGGCGCCGGGCGCATTCCTCGAAAGCATCGAGGAAACGCGGGCTAAGGGGAGGACGTTCCCTGTTCTCTGGCAGCATCGCACCGGTGAACCCATCGGGAACTGGGATATCTCAACCCTGAAAGAAGATAAGCATGGGCTTTTTGGTGAAGGCGCTTTGTGGCTGGACGACGCCGCCTACGCCAAAACTGCATGGAAAGGCATGAAAACCCGTGCCATTACGGGCCTTTCCATTGGCTATTACGTTCGGGAATCGAATTACGATGAGAAAACCCGGATCCGCACATTAACGAAGCTCGACCTGGTTGAAATCTCCATCGTTACCGTACCAGCTAACGACGATGCCCGCATCGACGTCATTAAGTCGAAATTGTCACACGGTGATCTTCCTTCCTTACCTGAATTTGAGAAGTTCCTGCGAGAGGCAGGTTTCTCGAAAAGTCAGTCCGCTGCGGTCGCCTCCCGCGGACTGTCCTATCTGCTTGACCGGAGTGAGTCCGGGGGCGAAGACGGCGAAACCAAAGCGGCTATTGCGGCGATGCGCCAGCAACTGAGCCAGTTTTCTCTCCCAAAAATTCTCTAAGGGATTTATATGTACCAGAAAAAATCGGCTGATGATCAGCCACAAAGTATTAGCGAAATCTCTTCTCAGCTCACCATGGTGATTGATCAGGTCAAAAACTTTGGCGAAGACGTGAAGAAAAAAATGGAGGCAGGAGAAACCGTTTCACAGGAACTGAAACAACGAACGGACGAAAGCCTTAATCAGATGAACGAGCTTAAAGAACGTCTCACTGAGCTGGAGCAAAAAGGCGCACGCCGCCCGAACGATGCACCTGCACAGCGAAAATCGCTCGGTGAGCTGGTGGTCGAAAGTGAAGAGTTCAAAGGTATGGACAGTTCGGCCCGCAAGAGCATCCGCGTCAAACTGGAACAGAAAGATATTATGAACGTGCCGGCCACTACAGGCACTGGCGTGAGCCCAACCAACAGCCTGGTGGTCTCCGATCGTGTTCAGGGCATTATCGCCCCGCCGGAACGTACTCTGACCATCCGTAATCTGCTTATTCCCGGCACTACCGCATCTAACGGTATTGAATTCGTTCAGGAAACGGGGTTTACCAATAATGCTGCAGCTGTGGCGGAAGGTGCCCTGAAACCAAAATCTGACATTCGGTTTGATCTGAAAAGTGCGCCGGTTCGTACTATTGCGCATTACTTTAAAGCGTCCCGTCAGATCCTGGACGATGCGCCCGGTCTGGCCAGCTATATCAATGGCCGCGCTCAGTATGGTCTTCGTTTCAAAGAAGAGCAGCAACTGCTGAGCGGTGATGGCACCGGTGCAAATATCCTCGGTATTCTGCCGCAGGCAACAGAATTTGCACCAGCCCTAACCCTGTCCAATGCCACGCCGATCGACCGTCTTCGCCTGGCTGTTCTGCAGGCCGTTCTTGCGGAATATCCGGCGTCTGGTTTTGTCCTGAACCCGATTGACTGGGCAGGCATCGAGCTGACCAAAGATAACGAAGGTCGCTATATCATCGCGCAGCCGGTCAATGGTGGTGTTCCTCGTATCTGGGGTCTCCCTGTTGTTGAAACACAGGCCATGGCGCAGAACAACTTCCTGACTGGTGCCTTCAACATGGCTGCGCAAATCTTCGACCGCATGGATATCGAAGTGCTGCTCTCCACTGAGAACGAAGATGACTTTATTAAAAACATGGTCACCATTCGTGCGGAAGAGCGTCTGGCGTTAGCGGTTTATCGTCCGGAAGCATTTGTCACCGGTACTGTAACCGCTTCTGGCGGCTGACAATTCAGGGCCGCTTAGCGGCCCTCTCTTTCTGAGGAGATAGTGATGGCCAGAAAAAATGTGGCTGAACCGTCTGTATCCGACGGCATAAATGCGGCGCCAGAACCCACTGAGTCCGGGACTATTCAGGTTCAGCCTGTCCGGCGTTTTATGGATGGCGACATTTTCAGGACGCCAGCCGATGATCCTTTTAACGTTTCTCGCTTACGTGCTGCTGAGCTCAAAGGTAACGGGCTGGTGACCATAGTTGGTGAAGTCCCTGGTAACAAAATGAACCGCGCCCCCGAAACCAAAGGGTAATGGTTATGACGGTAATCAATACTGAAACAGCCATGGAACATCTCAGGCTGGATGATGAAATCGATAAAACGATGGTGGAGGGGTATCTTGCCGCTGCGGAGGATGCTGCCATGCAATTTCTCAACCGACGCTTTTTCGCTGACCAGGCTGCTCTGGATAGTGCTGTTGAGAATGAAAGCGCTGGCGATCGTCCTCTTATCATCACGCCCTCCATTCAGAGCGCGGTTCTTCTTATAGTGGGCTGGTTGTATGAAAACCGCGGGGATGATCTGAGTCCTGATATTCCAGGCCCCGCACGCTGGTTGCTGAATCCCTGGCGAATTCAAATGGGTGTTTAGCTGGAGGGGATGATGAAAATTGGACCAATGCGGCATCGGATCACCATCCGTAATTTTATTACTACACGAACACCGAGTGGTCAGCCGACAGAAGAGTGGTCTGACGGCGCCACTATCTGGGCAGAGGTTAAGGGAATCAGTGGGCGAGAGAGCCTGACAGCAGGAGCAGAAAGGGCGGATGCTACCATTCGTGTATGGATTCGATATCGCAAAGATATTTCGGCATCATCGCGGCTTCTTGTCCTGAATGGCCCCTACAAAGGAGTGACATTGAATGTCACCGGGCCTCCGGTGCCAGATAGCAAAGGTACCCGGCTGGAAATTCTTTGCAAACAGGGGACCGAAAAATGATTGATGTGAATCTGGATTTTTCCGGTTTGCAGGATATCGCCCGAGACCTGCAAACCCTCAGCAAAGCCGAAAACAATAAAGTCCTCCGGGATTCGACCCGCGCCGGGGCTGAAGTTCTCCGGCAGGAAGTGATTGATCGTGCTCCGGAACAGAGCGGTAAGCTGAAGAAAAACGTCGTTGTCGTCACCCAGAAAAGCCGCCGCCGTGGGGAAATCGCATCCGGGGTGCATATTCGTGGCGTTAACCCGCGAACGGGGAACAGCGACAACACCATGAAGGCAAGCAACACTCGGAATGCTTTCTACTGGCGCTTCGTGGAGCTGGGAACATCTACGGCGCCAGCACATCCGTTTGTTCGTCCTGCCTTTGATACCCGCATGGAAGAGGCTGCGCAGGTGGCGATGCAGCGGATGAATCAGGCTATTGATGAGGTGCTGGCTAAATGACAGAAGATGATCTCTATGACCTGCTGTCGCCGCTGGCAGACGGGCGGGTTTATCCGTATGTGGTATCGCTGGGCAGCGACGGCCTTCCCGATGTTCCCGCGCCTTACATCATTTTCTCGATACCGACTGATGTTGCCGGGGATGTTTTCTGCGGTCAGGCAGAGTCGACACTGCGCATTCAGGTTGATGTATGGGCTGAAACGAATGACGAAGCCAGAGCGTTACGCCTGGACGCCCTGGCTCGCCTGCAGGTGCTTTCACCTGTCGAGGTGACAAAAATTCCTGGCTACGACACGACAACCCATCTTCATCGGGCAACCCTCGAAATAACGGTTATTGCCTGACAAAAACCCATCCAATCCGACCGCCGCTGGCGGTTTTTTCATTTATGGAGGCTGCGATGTCAGCACTATTTGAACGTGCCCAAAAAACGGTAGTAATGATTACCTCTGTGCCGGTCACCGCGGCAGAGCTGGATACCGCAACCTGGTTAAACCTGAGTTGCACTATCAAACAGGCCAGCTTTACCGCTGGTCAGAAAAACGATATTGACGTAACAGTGCTGTGTTCGGATGAAACGGAAAATATCAACGGGCTCCCGGCACCATCAGAGGTGTCCCTCTCAGGTAACTTCTACCGCAACCTGGCGCAGGATGCGCTTCGTAAAGCGTACGATAACGACGGCATTTATGGATTTAAGGTCATTTTCCCGTCTGGTAATGGGTTCATGTGGCGCGCTGAGGTTCGTCAGCACACCTGGGATTCTCAAACCAACGGTGTTGTTGCTGCAACGTTCTCCCTGCGCCTGAAAGGCAAGCCAGGCAATATTGATGCCCCGGGTGCCCTGTCTTTTGCTACAGACCTTCCGGCGTCCCAAACCGTCGCGGCAGGAAGCGCCCTGACTATGGGCGTGGTCGTCCAGGGCGGTACAGCACCTTATACCTACGTCTGGAAAAAGGGCGCCTCGACGGTCAGCGGCCAGACCAGCGCAACGTTTACGAAAGCCAGCGCTGTATCCGGTGACGCCGGGGTTTATTCCTGCGTGGTTACCGATGCCGATGGCACCGTTATCACCTCTGCTGATCACACCGTCACCATCAGTTAATGGAGCGCCGGGAAACCGGCGATAAACTTAATGTCAAAACTGAGTCTTAAAGCACTGGCACTGGCCCCGATGGCGGGCTTTCGTAAAAAAGAAGTCTCCGTTCCGGAGTGGGATAACGCCAAAGTCATCATTCGTGAGCCATCAGCGGAAGCCTGGATTCGCTTGGCAGGGCATTGCCAG